TTATCTGTGTATTTAGTCAAGTCGTTGCACCCACGAGGAAATGCAATTTCCTCAGGAGTCATCTTCAAAAACTTCTTCTTGAGATCATCAACAAACTCATATAGTGCTTCTTGATCACTCTCAAAAATCAACGTAAGAGCATCTTTCAAATATTTACGTATCAAGACTGGGGTTGATGATTTGATCAAATCCATACCCATGATCTTCAACTTGTATGGAGTATAATCGACGCCTTCCGAATTATGCACGATCATGGCATATCTTTTCTTGGCGGTCCAGATCGCTTTAGACGCGATGGCCTCGCGCTTCATCGCCATCGTTTTCTTATAGCAATTGCCGATATTATAGATATGATCAATCGAGGCATTGAGTACCTTCTGGAATCGGTCTTCTCCTACTTTATCAAGCAACTTTACAGTTTTATCAAGACTCTCATTAGGAAAGAATTGCTTGACAAGACCATCAACATTCAGATAAATCGAATCGGTATCACCTGCAATAACATAATCAACGTTATCAGTTTTCATGATTTTATTCATATACTGATTCATAACAAGTTCGATATGTTGATCAGAAGCCTGCCCGGTTAGAGTTACTGCTTCTCCAACGCGAAGGTCAAAATATCTAAAAACATGATTCGTCATAACTCCATAAAGTGAGTTGTTCAGCGTCTTATATGCGTTTTGTTTACCACTCAAACCAGCAATTTGGATTAAAAGATTTTTGTCTTTAGTCTTGTCATATTCCTGTTCAAGTGCTAGCATTTGCTTCTTGACGACTTTTCGACTATCCGTTATAACCTTTGAAACTTCTGGAACGATTCCTAACTTTTCTTTTGAAAATATTGCTCCGTTGGCCGCGATAGTAAAATCACCATCGGGACGTTCAAAATTACTATTCATGAATCGTTCGACATTTACATTAGGAATTACTCCCATTATTGTTTCGGGGCTAATATTCCATTGTTGCATGATACTAGGATATAGTCCCGTGAAGTCAAACGACATGGTCCAACCATAATAGCCTGGGATTGGCTCTTTTACCCACGCTCCTTCGAAATCACCTTTTGCTCGACCAGTATGATTTGGAATTACAATATCTTTTGCTTTTAGGTAATTATAAATGAAGATATCCCACGTCTTCACCATGCCGAAACCATCAGCAATATTCGCCTTTGCGGTGTAACCCAGAGTGCAGATAATTTCGATAAATTTCAACTTTTCGTCAAGTCTATCAACAAGAGCAGTATCTTTAGCGTTATATCTTACAAAATCGTTCCATTGATTGGTATATTGTTCCTTGAACGACCCTTCCAATTCCATTTTGGTGTCACCAAGTTCCAATTGAGAAATGAATCCCAACGTATATGATTCTCTAGATGCTTGTACATATTTCTTGTACAGTTCCATATAATCAAGAACAACGACACCAACGATATCCCATTTAGTTACTTTTTCAGTAGAACCGAATTTACCAGGTATTTCTCGACTATTGATAATATTCCATGGAGATAACTTTTTCGTCCATGATTCATCTAATATTCGATTCAATCTACCAATCAAATATGGAATATCGAATCCCCCGATATTCCAACCAGTAATAATATCTGGTGTATTACCTTGCCAAAACTCAATGAATCCCTTGAGCATCGAGTATTCGTCCTTGAATTGACGGTATTCGAAGGCATCATCGTTGGACTTTTCGTATGGTTTGAATCCAAAAACGATATTCGTTTTCGTAAGTTTATCTTGTGCAGAAATAAGAAGAATTTGCTCTTGAGCGCTTTTTACATCAGGGAAACCTCCCAATTCGACGGAGGTTTCAATATCAATCGTCATTACTTTCATGTGATCGATATTGAATGATATGTCGCCTTTGAAATTTTCTGCGATATATTGATATTGGAATTGTTTCATTCCGAATACCTCAAAACCTTCAACGTCCTCATAACGCTTGATATATTCTTTTGCTTCGTTGATTGAACCTAGACTAACCGGTTCAACTAATTGACCATACAAAGTTTTATATTTTGTTGGTTTTTTTGTATTAATGTAAAGCGTAGGCGAAAAATCCAGTTTTTCATGAACTCTCCGACCATTTTTGTAACCTCGGTATAAAATCTTGTTACCGTATTGAAGTACGGATGTGTAGAACTCTGACATAGATTTCCTTATGTAATGCAACCATGATACACTACCAAAACATGAAAGTCAAATTGGTATTGTAGCAGTTCCATGACCTTTTGTGCGTATCATTTCAAGATGATGCTTTTCGCTTATATATTTACCTTTATACATTCTTTCTGCTGGCGCGCCGTTCGCCCTTATTCCGCCGACTGACATCGCCTTTTCCGTACACAAAGGAAATTGACAAATATGGCGAACCATTCCGGCAAACTTACCGCGTTTTTCGTAGTAAAAATGTAGTGGTTGCATTATTTCAAATCCTCAAATTTGTTTGCCTTTGTCTTGTCAAATCGAACTTCAACGAACCGAGGAAGAAACAGACTATACTCTCCTGTTGTCTTATCTTTAATTATCTCGTTATATAGAACAGTGATGATCTTATCAACAAAAGTATATGCGATCTTACGAACATCATCAGAAAATCCTGATACGTTAACCTTAATAATACCTTCAGCAGTTTGACAATCAAGAGAACCGACCATTCCGGCAAACTTACCTTTTCCTTCTTTCCAACCAGTAACCAGCAGGTCTGCTTCTTCAATGGCTTTCATCTTACCAAGGTCTTTGGTGCGTTTCGGCTGCCATACTGAATTCATGTTTTTCAGAATCGCGCCTTCTTCACCATTGGCACGTTGATCATTATAAAACTTGAATGCTTCATCTTCAGAATTGACAACGATAGAATGAACAAGCAGAAAACGCGAGTTGAGTTGTTGGTTAAACACAATGTTGAATCTGTCATTCAACATATCAAACCGTTTTGTATAAGGCAAAGAAGAAGTGAAATCGACGTTATCCCAAACAACGAAACGAACGTCATCACATGCCTCGGCTGAAAGTGTTCCTTTAATCGATTTATTAGCTAAACCGTTGCTGGTCTTACGATCGAGAGGTTTATTATTTTTGAAGAATAACAATTCACCATCGAAGGTTTCTCCAGGGAGCATCAGGCCTTTTGCAGATTCATCAAGAGCACCATGCAACACGAATTCCTTGCCTTGGCGCGACCATGCCCGAGCACTAGTGCCATCGAAATAAACGTGGCATCGGGCACCATCCATCTTTGTTTGAGCGTATGCAGGATACTTGATACCAGAGATATCCTTATGAGATAGCATCACATCGAAAGTTGGAATCAGCCCTGGCCATATTTTGTTAGCTGTACCATCAGTGAATCCTGCACGAAGATCACGGTCAATAATTCGTTCAATAACGATGGCATCTTCACGATTCATGCTGCCGAGCGTCTTGGCCAGGTATTCAATTGCAGCGTTACCAGTAACACGTCGAGCCGACAAATATTCCAGTCCATCAAGGGCTAGTCTCAAACTAATATTTGTTGAGATTCCTTGTATTGCTTCGGGAATCTTCTTGATCCAGTAATTGATATAGGGGTGATATGCGGCGACGATAACAGCCTTCAACAATTCATTATCTTTTTCTCGCGTGAGAATTGCTTCCTTCGCAAGACGGGAAGGATTTGCCCCAATCTCGTTTAGAATTTCAAGAATGTTCATCCTTCGTCCCCAAGAATTTCTTCCCACTTACCTGGAGGAATTCCAGTCATGATAAATTCACGTTCATCTGTAGTTAGATTCGGCATAGCTCGTTGAATTAGCGCGTCATTTTCCCGCGCTAAGAGGTGTTCTTCCGTTATCGGAAGTTCGAGCACATTCTTTTCCCCGGTAAAGGGATTAATTCGTTCGATCAACATTGTTTTTGCTTCATGAAGTTCAAAAATTCTTCTGCAAGATATCCGTCTTCCATGGCACAAAGCAGAGAATCTCCGTCACAAATAACTCAGTCAGCAGGATCGCCTGATGAATTCGGCGTATTCGACATCCAAGTCTCCGTTGGAGAAGGATAGTTCAAGATCAGTGCATGTCATTTCAAAACCTCGATTCGCACATTATGAAAACCAAACTTCTTAGCAATCGCCTTGGCATATGATCTTGCCGAAGGCAAGTTCGGAAAGCGGCAAGACTCGCTTTTGGCGATAAAGCCACATACTTCCTTGTCGAAAACTACCTTGTGGGTATACAACATTTTCTGCTCCTAAGTGACTATGACTGCATCTTACATGAGTGCCGAATTATTGCCAAGTGAATACTTGAGAAAAGTACCATTCACGTGCCTTCTTAGAAATTGAGCCGTTTACATCCTTCGGCTCAATCAAAGAGTCACGCATAGTGTCAGATTCTTCCTTGATTACGTCACCGACGATCCACTTCAAGAAGATGCCAGTAGAAGTTTGATTCAACGGTTGATTCTGTTCCTTCAGGTAGTCAATACCTTGATTTAGACGTGACTCGGTAACCACGTTTTCAATGAATTCCTGAATAGATGCAACCTTCTCGGTATCAACAGCAGCAAGAGTCTTGACCTTGGATTTTCCATGGATTTTAGCATTACCAGATTTTGCAGAGTTCTTAACATGATTCACATCAACTTCGTACTCTTTACCGTTTGAAATAATTTTAAGCATTTCTCTTTTAACCTTAAAAATTTGTTATAAACATAATATCATAGGAGACAATTATGTACAAGTCTATTTTAGAAACATTACCTCACAATCAACACTATCTATCCAGATATATAAGATTTATCGAAAGCAGAAATAAAGACTCTATTAAAGGGGACAATCATCACATATGTCCTAAAAGTAAATATATGTTTCCTCAGTTTTCAAACATAAAAGAACATCCATGGAACGTGATAAAGCTAACCCATAGAGAACATTTTATAGCACATTGGATACTATCCAAGGTATTTACTAATATAAAACACAAATCGTCCATGTTAAAAGCATTCAGTAGAATGCGCGATAGAAGTAAAACACATAACGATGTATATTACAATTCTAGAATATATGAATCTGCTAGAATGGCAAACATACTATCTATGACTATAAACAACCCAATGCATAATCAGACGATAAAGGACAGAGCAAAAGATAAATGGAAAGTATTTCTTCTTACGGAGGAAGGAAAAACATTCAAACAAAATCAATCTGACAGAATGAAAGGTGTTGATTTTAAGTCGTTCTTTACTGAAAGTGGTATGACTGACTTACGAAATAGGTGGTTAAATATTCCAAGACCCAAGACACAGGAACATATATCAAATCACAAAAGATCAATCTCTGATGGCATCTACAAAACACCATTTGGGAGTTTTTACACCCCAAACGATGCTTCTAATAGTGATAAGAATGTTGACAAGTTATCCAGATATTTGATAATAAAATACTGTAAGAATGAAGTTGATGGATTTTCGTTTATTCCAAAAACTCAAAATCAAATTCATTGATTTTATTGGCAAGACAAAAATTTATTACCTTTTGTCTGTCCTCACTTGGCAAATCAATACCCTCTATCCATGTTCCTCCAACATGACGTTCGCCCTTCACCTTGAACACTAAACTGGGCGAGTTGTATCCCGGAGTAACACACGTCCATACGACACCTTCGCCGATGCCGATCTTGCCGAATGCCTTACCAACAGGACACTCGTTTTCGACTGCTTCAGTAATCTCGTTCAACTTGTTTTGAGCAGGAGCAGGAACGTTGAAGTCAATATCAATTTCCCACATAGGGAAATTGTTGATGTTGTAAATGTTCAAGTCAGGACGTTGAATGAAAGAGTATTGGTCCATGTTCAACCATACGCCATCCGCCAGAATCTTGAAGATAACAAACATCTTAGGCAGCCCGTTGATAGCAACTCCAGACTGAATGTTACCACCGCACCACTCGCCGAAGATTACACATTCGTTAGCGGGAATCTGGTTAAAGAATTGATTCCAGTCAATACCGTCTGCCCAGAATGCAAAGCCAGCATTGTCAGGACCTTCCGCCTTGATAATGTTGGAACGAGACTGAAACCACTGTTCACCGCTAACCCTAGCAACGGCCGCGTTAGTACCGTGTAACTTAACCGTACCACGAAACTTCAAGGTAGGCAAAGTCTCGTTCTTATGAAAGAACCGCACTTCCTTGATTACATTACGAAATTGCCCAATAGAAGGAAACTTGATATGTTCCATGTTATTTCTCGTCAAATCCATCCAAAAAATTTAAACTCAGCATAGGCGATCAGTGCGACCACAAAAAATCAATACAAACACAAAGAAGAA